GGGATCCCACAGGTCGAGGCGGTAGTCCGGAAGGTCCTTACGAGCGCCGGACAGAATCAGATTATCGCCCGGGCGATAACCGAGGAGGATATGGATAACTCGGACGATAAGTTCTACCAGTATAAGGTGGTGGTTCCGCGCCGCGCGGATCTCTCCGCGAACGATCTCGCGAACCGCGACCTTAACGCGATCTCGTTCTCTTACTGGCTGGCCGGAGCGATCCATAAGGTCCGGGTTAACGGACTAATAACCGTATAAAGAGCAGGAGGAGATACGATGGCACAGGGAGAGTTTTTCGGGACATACGATCCGAAGGAGGTCGTCCTACAGATCGGCCCGACGCTTATCAGCGGCTACGCGGACGGGACGTTTATTACGATCGCCCGGGACGATAACGAGATCTATAAGAAGCACGTCGGCGCTGGCGGAGAGGTAGCGCGAACCCGGAATAACAATATCTCCGGGGCGATAACGTTCTCGATCAAGTCGACTTCGCCGTCGAGGATCGCGCTCGATATCCTTAAGCAGCAGCCGGGACAGTTCCCGGTAACGGTTATTAACAACTCGAACCGGAAGTTCACGGCCGCCGCCGTTAACGCGTGGATGAAGGTCGAGCCGGACGTAGAGTTCGCCGACGAGGAGTCTATGATCGAATACGTCGTCGACTGCGCGGATCTTACGTTCGCGACGCTCGAGTAGTAAGCGGCTAACTTAAAAGGAGGAGCACTATGAAGCAGCGATTAACGTTTAAGGAGAAGACTTACCTTCTACAGCACCCCGGAAACCGGGCGTGGCTTAAGCTCCGATCGGAGCTACTCGACGCGCGGACCGGGAGGATCTCTCTCTTACCCTTGCTCGACTATTCCTTCGAGCACGTTGTATTCCCGGAAGAAGGCCCGAAGCTAACGGTCGAAACTCTCCCCATAGAGGACGTCGAGGATTGGGGGGGGATCCTCTCCGGCTTTTTTCGGGGCGACTTGGACGCCGACTATACTTGGGAAGAAGCTTCCGGCCTCGCTATTCCTGCCGGACCGGGAGACGGGAAGGCCGGGGATAAAGGCTCCGAGCAAAGCGGAGCTAAGGGTAAGAGTTAAAGGCAATTGGATATGGTGGTTGCCGGTCCTTAAAGGAGTTATCCGCTACGACGACGTCGATAAGTATTCGCTCGAAGAGCTTAAGGAGATGATCATAGCGATCAACGAGAACGAGCGAAGGGAACGGAATAGGTGGCGTGATATCTTCTGGTCGAAGAAGTAGCGTCGCCTATTTTACTAAGGAGAGGCAATGGCGGAGAGAAGCTTAGTCGCGGAGATCGTCTTTAAGGATAAGGCGAGTAAGGCGGCGGCTAAAGTAGACTCGAAGTTCGACAAGGCGAACGATACGCTCGCCGCGACGGATAAGAAAATGTCGAAGCTTACGAAGACGGAGAAGGCGCTTACCGCGCAGTCGGAGAAGCTCGGTAAGACGTTCGGCGCTATGGCAGGAGCCGCCGGAGCCGGAGCTGCTCTCTTCGCTTTAACGCGACTCGGCGGAGCCGCGCTCGACGCGGCGCTTGACTTCGAGCAGACGAAAGTGTCCTTCGAGACTATGCTCGGGAGCGCCGCCGAAGCGACTAAGCTCCTTAAGGACCTCGAGGAGTTCTCCCTCGTTACTCCCTTTACTCCGGACGAGATAATTAATACGAGTAAGAAGTTACTCGGCTTCGGCGTAGTAGCGGAGGACCAGATCGGAGTAATCTCGAGGCTCGGCGACGTCGCGGCCGGTATGAATATCCCCCTCGGAGATCTCGCGCAGATCTTCGGGAAGACGTTTACGAAGGGGAAGGTCCAAGCGGAAGAGCTTAACCAAATGGCAGAGCGAGGGATCCCGATTATAAAGGTCCTCTCGCAAGTTATGGGCGAGGCCGAAGAGGATATCTTTAAGCTCGCGTCCGAGGGAGCGATCGGCTTTAAGGAAGTCGACGAAGCCTTTACCCTTATGACTACCAGCGGCGGAACGTTTAACGAGATGATGGCTAAGCAATCGAAGACAGGGCGCGGCCTTCTCTCGACGCTGCAAGGCTTTAAGGAAGTTCTCCTCCGGAAGTTCGGCGAGCAGATCTTAGAAATAGCGAAGCCGCTCCTCGAGACGCTAGTAAGGTGGGCCGGAGCGCTCGCGAAGCTCGCGGAGAATACCAAGCTTATGAAGGTAGCGTTCGGAGTCTTCGTTACCGTCTTCGTCGGGTTCGCCGGGATCCTCGTAGCGTCGCTCGTCTCGCTAGCGACGGCAGCGGCAGCGGCGAGCGTAGCCTTTTGGCCGATAATCGGGATCTTCTTCGCAGTCGGCGCAGCGGTCGCGGCGCTGGTAATCTGGTGGAAGCCGATCTCGAAGTTCTTTAAGACGATCTTCGATTGGGGGAAGAAGTCCGGACTCTTCGAGCCGTTTATCCTTCTCTTCAAGCTTATCAAGAATCTCTTTAGGATAATTAACGAGAACCGGGATAAGCTCCGGGTAGCTATGCTCCCCTTTACGATCGGGATCGAGCTACTTAAGCTAGCGTTCGAGAAGCTCGCCGAGAATAAGGATAAGGTCTTAGGCTTCTTCGCCGGGATGATCGCCTTCTATAAGAAGCATAAGGCGATATTCGATATCCTCTTCCTCCCCTTCACCGGAGCTATGAAAGGTCTTCGGGCGCTGGTCGATATAACGAGCGTCGACGGCGCTCGAGCGGCAGGCGGACCAGTCGGAGCCGGGGGATCCTTCCTCGTCGGAGAGAAGGGGCCGGAGATCTTCACCCCGGAAATGTCCGGCTTCGTCGCGCCGGTAACTAGGACCGGCGGACGGGGAGCGACGATAACGATCTCGCCGACGATAATCGTCCGGCAGGCGACGGACGCGGTCGAGAAGGTAGAGCGTATGGTTAAGGACTCACTTGATAAACTCGCGCCGCAGTTAGAGGCCGAGCTAGGACTAAGCTAATGGGCGTATTTGAAACGATCCGCAAGTTCGTAACCGGGGAGCGCTCGAGGTGGGTTCTCTCCGACGAAGACGGCACGGAGGTCTACCTTAACGCGACGGTCGAGTGGGGGAGATCTTATCCGGCCGAGGTAACGGAACACGCCGTAGAGAAGGGCGCGGACCTCGCGGACCACGTCGTCCTCGGGCCGATAACGCTCTCGCTAAGCGCGGTCCTCTCCGACGAGGATCTAAGTATCTTAAGTCTCGTCGGATTAACGAAGCGAGTAAAGGTCGAGGAACGTTGGCGCCAACTGCTAAACTGGCGAGCGTTCGCGACTAGGCTCTCGCTCTCCGGCACGGAGATTATCCAGAACGTATTGATCGCTAATATCGACGAGACGAAGTCGACCGACGTGGGGGGATCCGCCCGGGCGCTTACGCTCGAGCTACGAGTCGTCGAGATCGTCGATACGGAAGCGCTCGGCGCGGCGACCGCGCAGGGAGTAAGCGACTTAGAATCGGAGGAAGTCTAATGGCTCTCGTAGATTATATGCCGTTCGTAGCGGCGGAGGTCCCGTCGTCCAAGCAGTTCGTAATCGACGGACAGCAATACACCTACAGGATCGAGTATAACGAGACGTTCGACTTCTACTCGATGATCGTCTCGGACGCGGCCGGGGAGGTCCTCTATACGACGCGGATAGTCTACGACCTCGATCTGCTCCACGCGATCGTGACGCTCGGGATCGAGAGGCTTATAAAGGCGTTCGACTTTACCAGCGAGAACACGGCGGTCGACTCGAGTAACTTCGGGGATCCCGTTAAGGTTTACGTTTTGGAGAATAACTAATGGCCGACTTCGGAAGATACGCGAGCGTCGTCTTCGGGGATAACGAGAAGACGTTTGAGCACGGACCGGCGAGCCTGCTTACGATCGAGTTCGAGGTCCGCCACCAGTTCCAGACGTTCCGGAGCGTCTCGCTGCGGCTCGTTAATCCGAACGACGATACAATCGCCAAGTGCGAACCGAAGCAGGTGGACGGGAAGACGGAGCCGCAGAAGATCGCCTTAACTGCCGGTTATCTCGAGTCGCAGGACCGGGAGAAGATCTCGGGCGTTATAAAGTCCTTCGAGGTCGAGAAGTCCGGGACGGAGCGGATCCTTAAGATAGTTATGACCGAGCTTCCGAAGTGGAACCCGGACTCGATCAATAAGGTAACGCAGAACTTAGATACGGAGTTTAAGCTTACGGCGTTTGTAAAGGGATTGACGATCCGGGAGGATCTCGACGACGCGCCGATCGCCGAGGTAGTCTTCGGGGAGTTCAAGGCGATAAAGAAGATCCTCGTTAGCGCCGATAAGCCGCTTAAGGCAGTAGAGAATATCGCGAAGCAAACTAAGTCGCTCTTCTACTTCCGGAACGGCCGACTCCACCTCGTGCCGGAGGATCTCCCGGCGAGCGACGACGAGGCGATTATCAATAAGCAGAACGGAATGCTCGAGACGCCTAAGCGGTTCCTTATCCCGAAGAAGCGGAAGAAGAAGGGCGACGAGCTAGCGCCGGACGTCGGGTATGTCGTCCGGACGATCTATAAGCCGCTCCTTACCGTCGGCCACACGGTAGCGTTCGAGGCGACGATCGGAGCAGGGAAGCAGACTCTAAGGGGAGTAATAATCGAATCGGATAAAACCTTCTCGACTTACGGGGAGGCTATGTCTACGTTTAAGGTAAAGGCGGCCTAATGCCGAGGTTTACTAACTTCTTAAAGAAGCTCGTCGACGATAAGGCCGAGGATATCCAGCAGGGGATGATCGCGGAGATCCTCTCGTTCGATAAGGAGAAGTTCCGGGCCGACATACAGCCGCAGTTAACCGTCGGCGAGAGCGGCTCCGAACTGATCGCCGCGATCCCGGACGTCCCGGTTCAAGCGCTCTACGCCGGAGGCTACTATATTCGGCCGGAGTATAAGCCGGGAGATCTCGTATGGGTAGCCTTCGCGACGCACGATACGGACGCGGCGCTCGACGGTAACGTCCGGCCTGCCTCGCCTAAGACGTTCGGCCTCGAGAACGCGGTAGTAATCGGGGGAGTCCTTCCCTCGAGCTTTACTCCGCCGCCCGAGTTCGGATCCGAGAGCGGACTTCTGATCGGCGAGGAGAGCGGTAACGCCTTTATGAAGTTCGGCGCGAGCGATATTACGTTTAAGCTCGGGACGCTCGAGGTAAAGATCGACGCTTCCGGGATAGAGGTAAAGGACGGAGCGAATAAGACGGAGATCTCGGCCGGGGACGTTAAGGGGACGAAGGCCGGAGTCTTTACGACGCTTAAGGCTCACCAGCACCCGACGGCCGCGACTGGTCCTCCGTCGCCGCCGCTGCCTAATCTGTAAGGAGAGACGATGGCTCTTAAGACGCTAGAGATAGAAGACGGGGAGCTTAAGTTCGAGTCTACGACCTTCCCAGTCCTCACCGGAGTCGACGCGCTCGCTCAAAGCGTAACGAACCGGATCCGTCTCCTGCTTAACGAATGGTTCCTCTCCCCGGGGCAGGGGATAGATTGGCTCGATATCTTAGGAGGGAAGCCGGTCCTCGAGGCGCAGATCGAGGAGGCGGTTAAGAACGAGATCTTAAAGGAAGCGAAGGTCCTCGACATAACCGAGTTCTCGATCGTCTTCGATAATAGTAACCGGGAACTTACGATCGACTTTACTCTCGAGACGACCGAGGGAACGATAACAGGAGGAACGACGATATGAGCTACGGAATAACACCGGCCGGGTTCGTTAAAAAGCCTTACGCGGTAATCCTCGCGGAGATAGAGACGAGCCTCCGGCAGCCGACGAGCTTCGGCGCGACCGTAGATCTCTCGATTAATTCTCCGATCGGGATCTTCGCGCAGCTAATGGCGAACCGCGTAAGGATCCAGTGGGACAGACTCGAGGAGGTCTACTATTCGGCGTTTATTAACACGGCGATCGGCTCGAACCTCGACCGCGTCGTAACGCTCGGGGGGATCTCGAGGCGACCGGCGACACAAGCGCTGGTGACGCTTACGATCTCCGGGACGAACGGCACGGTAGTCGGCGTCGGCTTTAAGGCGCAGACTCCGCAGGGCGTAGAGTTCCAGACAATAGAGTCCGGGACGATCGCGGCCGGGACGGTAGATCTACAGGCCCGGGCGATCCTCGCCGGGATCGCCGGGAACGCTCCGGCCGGGACGATCACCGAGATTAATACGCCGCTCTCGGGAGTAGGCAGCGTGACGAACGCGGCGGACGCGACCGGCGGCGCAGAGGTCGAGACGGATCCGGAACTCCGGGCGCGGTATAAGCTACGCGGATCCGCCGGGGGAGCTACGGCCGTAGCGATCCAAGCGGCGCTTAACGAAGTCGAGGACGTTGTAACGGCGGTCTGCTACGAGAATAATACGAACGGCAGCGTCGACGGTATGCCTCCGCACAGTATCGAGGCCGTAGTCGACGGGGGAACCGATAACGAGATAATGGAGGTCCTTCTTAACTTTAAGCCTGCCGGGATAGAGCCGACGGGGACGGAGTCCGGATCGATCGTCGATAACGCCGGAGTAACCCGGACCTTCCAGTGGAGCAGGCCGACGACGGAGGACGTCTTCGTCGACGTTACGATTACACCGGGGACCGAGTGGGAGTCCGGGTTCGTCGATCAGGTTAAGCAGAAGGTAATCGAGGAAGTCGGGGGGACCGACGCCTCGGCCGTCGTATGGCCGGGACAGGGGATCGGGATTACCGTCTTCGCGTGGCGGATTATCGCGGCGCTCGAGCCGCTCGCCGGGATCGATAACGTAACGGTCCTCGTCGGAGAGACGCCGAGTCCTACGCAGTCCGAGGTTAATATGGATCGGGCCGAGCGCGGTATAACTGATCTAACCGATATAACGGTAAACGTATTATGAGCGTTATAGACGATATTAAACTTCTCCCGAAGTCTCACCTCCTTAACGAGGCCGATACTACGCAGGGGAAGTTATGGCTAGCCTTCGCGGAGCAGGAGGACGAGGTTAACGTAGCGATCGACGGAGTCCGGGCCGTTCTCGAGATCGCTACAGCGTCCGGGATTAACCTCGATCGTCTCGGAAGACTACTCGGGGAACCGAGGGCCGGGAAGGGCGACGTCGAATATCGGATCTTCCTCTCGATCGCGATAATGACTCTCGCGAGCCGGGGGGATATCGCGTCGCTTAACTCGCTAGCGATCGCGCTCGGGTTCGATAATGTTAATATCGAGGAGAAGTGGTCGACGCGATTACTCGACGGAACGTGGCTACTAGACGGGACGGTAAAGCTCGACGGCGATCGGACTCCGGCTACCTTTACGTTCTTCCGAGAACTATCGGTTAACGATCCGACGCCGGACTTCTTTATCGCGACCGTCTTCGATCGGACGAGAGCGGCAGGCGTCGACGCGCAGATCGGCTTTACCTTCCTCGTCTACGAGTCCGACTCCTACGTCTACCCGATCCACACCGGACTGCTCGACGGGACTTGGAAGCTCGACGGCAGGATTAAGCTTGATCCCGATAAGATGATCTTCGCGCCGAATAAGATAGCGGTCGGGGACGGGGCGCAGCCGGGGGGAGTGGGACCAGTCCGGCCGCCGGAAGGAGGAGACTCGGGACTGCAAAACGAACTCTTAAGGAAGGACGTCGAGACTCTCGAGATCTCGCCGACGGAGCGAGTCCACCTAATGCGTATAGAGAAGGACGAGCTAGCCGGGAACTTTATTAACGAGATCGGGATCTTCCGGGACAGCCTTCCGATTATGATCGACTCCTTCGCGAGTAAAGCGAAGGACGCTCTAACCCTGTATAACTTTAAGTATAACGAGGAGGTAGCGTAATGGTATACGATCCGAGTCAAGTCTTTACGTGGAGTAAAACGAGCGACGCCGACGGCGACGACTTCGAGAGCGAGTTTAATAGGATCTACGCGAACGCGCAGGCGTCCGTGCTAGGGATCGCCGCGATAAAAACGGCCGACTATACGATCCTTAACACCGATCCGGTCGGAGCTATCCGGGCGCAGAACCCGAACACGAGTCATTCCGCGCAGCCTTATGCGGCGGCGACGAACCCGGTCCAAATCACGACGGCCGCGCACGGTCTGATCACCGGAGATATCGTAGCTACTTGGGCGTCGAGCGATCCGACGGAAGTGTCGGCCGGTTACTGGCCGGTAACGGTAATCAGTCCGAGCGTCTTCTCCCTGCCGTTCGATAACTCCGGCGGCGGAGCCGGGACCATTTCGTGGGTTAAGGTATTAACGATCACGCTTCCTGCTCCGGCTGCCGGGAACCTCGATAAGGAGATCCTTATCCTTATGGACGGCACGGCGGCGTGGGCCGACGCGGTCCGGATCACCGACGGAGTCGAGGACTACTATCTCGATCGGCCGAGACAGCACCTACGAATGAAGTCGACCGGCGCGGCCGGGAGGTGGTTCCCGGTTAACCCGTTCCACCTCGGGGGGCGGCCCGGGACTCGTCCGGCGCAGCTCTGCCACTGGTATTCCGGGGACGGCGGCCCGGATCTCC